TATAGATTATGCTAATGAACGCATTGTCCCATTTCTATCTGATAACGCAATACTAATAACTAAAACTTTTGCCAACCCTCATTCTTTGTGGTCTATGCGTAATTGGATTAATATTGAGCTTCCTTACTGTTCTCCTGACAGCAGTGAGCGTATTTTTAAATGTTATCATCAACGTGGGTATTCCGTTGATAATTTTTATAAGTGGTATGATACAAACAATTGGAATAGGAAGATCACCACCCATGTCATTCCATCTTCTGATATTAATGGGTTCGCTGATAAATTTTTCGCAGGTAAACTAGGTAACATCAATTTACCTGATTATCGTCCAAATATCCTACCTACTAGTCAGGAAAATTTTATTATTGAAGCTGTCACCGGTTATGCCAGTTCTAGTAAGACAACTGACGCAATTAATAGTTATAAGAATGCGGTTTTCATTGCACCCAGTTCTATACTTCGTGATCGTCTCGTTGATCGTGGTGTTGTATGTTTCACACCTCATTTATTTTTCGGTGACACCTCTAAGAACAAATTTAATAATCATTCAAAATATGATACTATCATAGTTGATGAATGTTTCCAGTTTGACTATCGTTACTTTGTTATGTTGAATCAAGTCTACCCTGGCCATCGCATTGTTGTGTTGGGTGATGTCCATCAAACCCCACCTTGCGAGATATCTGGTCCAGTTGTTACTTTGGAAGCTTTTGGTGTGCGCAATAACATGGTTGATGTGTATAGCATACCTAAAGACATTTGTCACATTCTAAATGTCAAGCATGGTTTTAAGATACGTACTAAATCAAGCGTCGATAAAGGTTTGTTTTCTTTCCGCGGATCTGATGGCATTGATCATTTCCGTGGTCGTGATATACCTGTTATCACTTTCAATCAAGCTAGCGCAGAGCGTTTACGTAATATGAAAATCAATGCCTCCACTATTTCAACTTATACTGGATCTCGTGCTCCCATGGTTGTTTTATATGTCGATTCTTCGTCTATAATGTCTGATTTTCTTGCCAGACCTAAATACATATATACTGCCATGACTAGAGCTAGTTCTCAACTATTGATAGTCGACGATGGTGATTCATTATCGCATTATTATAATACGGCTATAACTCCCGTGTTTCGTTTGGAGGACATTAATGGTATACACTTGTCACATACCATAGCTTTACCATCTGCTAATGGTATGCTTCCGAAACCAGTTGATGCTTTACATCAGGATAAGTGTTCTTTAACTGTTGCCACGACTATCGTTAGTGACTATATGCAACCTATTAATGACCCTCAGGGTTTATTTGTTAACGTCAGCACTCGTGATGTGCACCCGGTTAGCTCAGGTGTTTTAACTGTAAATAAAGACATGCTGATGGATCATAATAAGCCACATAAAGTATTCCGTTTATCCCAGAGTAAATTTGCAAAACACCAGATGTCATCAAATACTCTTGAGGCTATTAATACACTCAATAAGCGTTATTCTAAACGTTATCAGTCAAATGATAAGCGGCTTATTAAATATACTTTTAATGAGTTATTAAATGGATTATGTCGTGCCATCTATGGTAATCCATCTAAGGTCAAACAGCTTAAGAAGGACCTTCGTATGAGTATAGAATATGTCCAAATACGTCAAGCTGATTATTACGAGAAACTTAACACTAAACTTAAGAATCCCGATGTGCTTAAAGAAATTGACTCTATCGTATCATTACCTGAAGAACGTTTGCATTTTTTCAACAAACGCCAGAGCAAGTTTGACCCAGCGGTTGGTTTTGATACCAGCCCTAAGGTTGGGCAAGGTGTTGCTGCTACATCTAAGCGCATAAATGTCTTATTTTGTGGTTGGGCAAGAGCTTTATTAGATCGCATTCGCCATCTGTTAGAAAAGAATAAGCGTGACATTTTGCTTGCAACACATGGTTCTGAACAGGAGCTAAATGCTCGATTTCTTAAAATGAAGAGAAAGTACGGGGTCATAAGTAATTACACATGTAATGATTTCTCTGAATGGGATGCAAGTTTTCGTAATCCATTTGTACAGTTAACAGCATACTTGCTAAAAGCGTCTGGTTGTCCGGCTAACATTGTTGATGAGTTCACCACTTTTAGAGAGTCTTGGGTCATGCAATACCAAACTATCTGGGGCATTGCAACCTTGAGC